GAACATGCCCAAGATACTGGTACATAGCATTTGAGGGCGCAGAATTTACAGATAGTTTCGATGCCATATCTGTTGCCAATATGTCTACTGGCGTAGCAGCCCATGAAAGACTTCAAGAGGTGTTTAAAAAAACTGGTACTGTAAAAGCAATAGAGCAGGAAATTTTAAAAGATCATCCACCAGTCAAAGGATTCGCAGACGTAGTTTTAGACTGGGAAACAAAAACTGTTGTTGGTGAAATTAAAACAACTAAGGATGAAGCATACCTATTTAGACAAAATTCTATGGAGCCTTCAAAAAACCACCTACTTCAAATTCTAATATATATGGATGTCATGGAAACAGACGAAGGTTTTGTGCTATATGAAAATAAAAACAACCAGGAGATCTTAATAATTCCAGTTAAAATGACTGAGTCTAATAGAGAATTTTTGGACGGGTGTTACTCATGGATGAAGGAAACTCACCTATCTTGGACAGATAAAGAGCTACCAAAGAGACCATTTAGAAAAAACAATAATATTTGTAAAAACTGTCCAGTTTCCGAAACATGTTTTGAAATGGAGGATGGAGAAAAATTAATCCCAGTTCTGAAAATTTAATATGTGGGTATGACGAGTGCAACAACTCATTTGAAAAAGCAACACACAATCAGAAATACTGTTCTGAAGAGTGCTGCCGACTTGCAACAAATAAAAGGACTATGGAGAGGTACTACGAAAGACGAGCAATAAAGCTAGGATCAGTAAGACATTGTAAGAAATGTAAAATAAAGCTAAGTAGATATAATTATGATGACATGTGCTCAGTATGTATGGACTCTGAGGTCTATGATGAAAGAAAAACTATATTGGATATGATAAATGGGAATAGCAAGCCTAGTTAAGCCTAGAGCTCGACGTGTTATTGGTATAGATGCATCCACTTCATCAGTGGCATTTGGCATTATAGAAAACGGAAAGCTTGTAAAGCATGGCAAAATAAACATAAATGGAAATGACATATATGAAAAAGTATATGATGCTAGGAAAAAGGTATCCGCAATGCATGGACACCTTATGTCTGACTATATTGCTATAGAGGGTGCGGTATTTGTTAAATCAGCAGATGTTGTTATTAAGCTTTCTTATGTTTATGGAGCAATAATATCTCAACTAATGCAAGACGGGACAAAGGTTGTTACCGTAGCCCCAACCTCATGGCAAAGCTTTATAGGAAATAAGGTATTTAATAAAGAGCAAAAGGCGGCAATAAGAATTGAGTATCCAGGAAAGTCTGATACATGGTATAGCAATAAAATAAGAGAAGTAAGGAAACAGAAAACTATGGACTTTGTTAATAATAAGTTTGGTGTAAACGTAGAAGATAACGACGTTGGGGATGCTATAGGAATAGCACACTACGCATACGAGAATTTGACGGCAAGATGAAGTTATACGAATCAAAAGAGTGGCTTTATAGAAGATATGTTGTTCAAAAAAAGAACATAAAAGAGATAGCAGAGGAAGCTGGCTGCTCACATATGACAATACAAAGATACTTAGAGAAGTTTGGATTAATTAAAAAACGATGAATATTGCCTATAAAGTTTTTCATACACCTGGAATACAAAAAGAACGTGATGAGTCTTATAATAAAATTAATTCCTACCTGTCTAGTAAAATAAATATATTAGATACCCCAACCATAAAAATATCTTCAGAAAAAGATTATGTAGATTTTTTAAGAAATAATCCAAAATTTATTATAAATAAAGATGGATATGAATTAGCTGGAGAGTCTGGATGGAGATTCGGAGAAATTGGAATATTGGCTAGTAATTGGACTGCCTGGTGTAATTTTATAAATTCACAGTATGATTATTTAATTTTAATGGAAGATGACATAAAGCATAATGATTTTTTTTATGAAAGGTTGACTGGTTATATACTAGAACTACCACCCGACTTTGATGTATTTAGTGCATTTGTTCCCAGAGATCAATTTGCAAAACATGATGTGCGATTAAATATTTCTGATGGAGACATATCATTATCTTACCAAGATTGGTCATCTTTATGTTATGTAATTTCTAAGGAAGGTGCAAAAAAATTAATTAATGATTTTTATAATGTTAGTCTACCTTTAGACTGGTATATTTATAGGCAGACGGATAAATTTAATGTATATGCATTAAAGCCGACAGAAAACCCAATTTGTGATTTAATTGGGGTTGAATCAACCTTTCAAACAAAAGAAGGTAGGCACAGAATTTGATACCAAAAATAATATGGCAAACATATAAAGACAAAATCGATGATTTGCCAGACTATGCTGTGCAAGCAATGTCTACCTGGATGGAGCATAACCCAGGTTGGGAGCATAGATACGTAGATGACTCAGAAGCCAGAGACTTTATTGTTTCCGAATATGGAAATGAGTACGCAGAAATATTTGATAATCTTCCAGTGCCAGTAATGCGTGGAGACATGTGGAGATATTTGGTTATTTATAAGTACGGTGGTGTTTATGCGGATCTAGATACAGTATGCTTATCCCCCATAGATTCTTGGATCGGTGAAGACTATAGTATGGTTGTGTGTCCAGAAAATAACCTGCACTTTTGCCAGTGGGCTTTTGCGGCGGAGCCTGGTCATCCAGTAATGAAATCGGTAGTTGAAGCAATGATTAATAGGTTAAGAAATCCAGACTACTCAATAAAACATTTTGTACACATACATACTGGTCCAGGTGTCTGGACAGAAGGCATATACAACGGGCTTGGTATAAATAAAGATAAGCATAATTGTGGTAAAGATAATGAAAATGGAGTATGCGAACACCACTCGCTAATACTTGACTCAATAGAGTATAATGGATATATGAGAACAAAAGAACTTGGATTTCATTGCTATAGCTCTATTCAAGAGGACGAAGAGTCTTTTTATGGGTGGAGAATATTTCATAACAAAGCAATTAAGCATATCTACGGAAGTCAAAATTGGAACGACGGAAGATATACCCAATGGATAAAAGATGAACTAGTTAAGGGGATAGAATGATTATTGGATTAAGTGGATATGCAAGGTCTGGAAAAGATACTGTTGCAGAGATACTTGTATTGAATCACGGATTTAAAAGATTAGCTTTTGCAGACAATATTAGAAAAGCTATTATTAAGTTAGACCCAATACTAGAAAATGGAAAGCGTATCTCTGATATGGTTGATGAGTATGGTTGGGAAATTGCAAAATCTTATGAGGAAGCCAGAAGACTTCTCCAGGTATTTGGAACTGAAATAGGAAGAGACATGTTCGGACAAAACTTTTGGGTAGAGCAGGTATTTGAGGAAATGGATCTATATCCAATGTACGACAATTTTGTTATATCAGATGTTAGGTTTCCAAACGAAGCAGATATGATTGCCTGGAATCAAGGAGAGGTTTGGAGAATAAATAGGTCAAGCGTTTCTCCAATTAACTCTCATCCATCAGAGCTAGCGTTAGATGAATATAACTTTACAAGAACTTTATCAAATGACGGAACGATAGAAAATTTATCTAGGGAAGTTTCTTCAATACTAAGGGGTAGCAATGCCAATATATCAATATAAATGTGACTGTGCCGAAGAGCCTGATCAAAATCCAGTTTTTGAATATGAGCGTAAGATAACAGATGCAGAGCCATTGTACATATGTCCAGAATGTGATATTCCAATGACAAGGGTGTACGGTGTCCCTGGAATATTATTTAATGGTTCTGGCTTTTATGCCACAGACAATAGGAAGGCATGAGATGACAGAATTAGAAAAACCATTTGAACAAATGAATGTTGTTGTTGAGATGAGTCTTAAGGGTTATAATCCAACAGAGATAGCTAAAGAGTTAGATATAAAAAGAGCTGATGTTCTTCGCATAATAGAAGAGTGGAAGTCTTATGCACAAAATGACAGAAGCATTCAGGAACGTGCAAGAGAAGCTCTTGTTGCATCAGATCAACACTACAGCATGTTAATAAATCGTGCATGGGAAACTGTAGAGCAGTCAGACGTAGCAGCAGACCTAAAGGCAAAGGTATCGGCACTTAAGCTTGTGTCTGATATACAGTCTAAGCAAATGGAAATGTTGCAAAAGGCTGGTCTTTTAGATAATGCAGAAGTCGGAGCAAGGATAGCTGAAGCCGAAGAAAAGCAAGAGATCCTGATGGGAATCTTGAGAGATGTAACATCTGAATGTAGTCATTGCCGTAGAGAGGTTGCACAAAGGCTTTCTAGAATATCTGGTGCTGTTGAGCCGATACATATTGTGCAAGTAGACAATGGCTGATTTTAGCGATTTTTTAAGCGCATTAGATAAAGATGAGTTTGAAGAAACCCCTGCGGATTTACATGAGTTTGTAACATCAACTAAATATTTAGGTCTTCCTCCGCTTTCTGAAAATCAGTATATTATGTTAAAATCAATGACACAGATATACAAAAAAGAAACTCTTTTAAAATGGCTTGGCGAAGATGAAGGTGAAAAAAGATGGAAGCAGACATGTAATGAAGTTATTTTTCAGTTAGGAAAAGGTTCTGGAAAAGACTATACATCAACAATTGCGGCAGCTTACATAGCCCACTTACTATTATGTTTAAAGGATCCAGCAGTCTATTATGGTAAACCACCAGGGGACTCAATTGATATTCTAAATGTTGCTATAAACGCAGTACAGGCAAACAACGTTTTCTTTAAGGGATTCAGGGCTAGGCTAGATAAGTCACCTTGGTTTGTTGGTAAGTATAATGCAAAAGCTGGCTCGGTAGAGTTTGATAAAAGCATTACTGTGCACTCTGGACACTCGGAAAGAGAAGCCTGGGAAGGATACAACGTAATGGTTGTAGTGCTTGATGAGATATCAGGATTTGCACTTGAGTCAACAACTGGTCATGATCAAGCTAAGACTGCACAATCTATTTATGATATGTATCGTGCATCTGTATCTTCACGTTTCCCAGATTTTGGAAAGTTAATACTACTGTCTTTCCCTAGATTTAAAAATGACTTTATACAGCAAAAATATGAAGAGGTTGTATCCCAAAAGAGTGTCGTTATAAAATCTCACACCTTTATTCTTAATCCAGATCTTCCAGAAACAGAGCCAGGAAATACCTTTAGCGTACAGTGGGAAGAAGATGAGATAATTGCATATAAGATACCAAATGTTTATGCACTAAAAAGACCTACGTGGGAAATCAATCCAACTAGAAAGATTGAAGATTTTAAAATTGAGTTTTATAGAAATGCTGAAGATGCCCTATCGAGATTTGCCTGTATGCCACCAGAGGCAGTAGATGCTTTCTTTAAGTCTAGAGAAAAAATAGAGTCATCATTTAATAACCCAAACTTAGCTGTAGATTCATCGGGAAGGTTTGCCGAATGGTTTAGGCCACAAGATGATAGGGAATACTTCATACATATTGACTTAGCACAAAAACACGACCATTGTGCTGTAGCTATGGCCCATGTTGAAAAATGGGTAAATCTAAAAGTAGGAAATGAGTATGCACAATCTGCTCCCATGATAACAGTAGATGCAGTAAGATACTGGACTCCAACATCATCTAAGAGCGTAGATTTTAGCGAAGTAAAAGATTACATTTTATCTTTAAAGCAGCGTGGCTTTAATATAAAGTTGGCTACATTTGATAGATGGAACTCACACGAAATGATGCAACAGTTAAAAGCATACGGAATGAATACAGAGTTGCTTTCAGTTGCAAAGAAACACTACGAAGACTTTGCTTTAATTATTGCTGAGGAGCGGGTTAAGGGACCAGTACTACCATTGCTTATAGATGAATTACTACAACTTAGAATTATAAGAGATAGAGTAGACCACCCAAGAAAAGGATCTAAGGATCTTGCAGATGCTGTTTGCGGGGCAATATATAATTCTATATATCACTCCAGACGTAGAGAAAATAAAGAAATTGAAGTTCATACGTTTAAAGAAATGCAGAGAGATAACTATTTAGATGAGCAACAAAAACAGGTCAAAAATTTAATTCAACCTCCAAGACAAATGCCTCAAGAGCTTTCCGATGCATTGGGTAGTATGGGCATAGTATAACCGTTTTGGTAGTCATTTCCTGATATAATTAACCCAGTAATCATTGTATTGCTGGGGAGAATTGGAAAATTAATAAATTAAGACTAGTATTTGGATCTTTTATACTGACCGTGTTTCTTCTTTTCATGGGTCAATCCTACTCCTATGCTACAGATAGTAATTCACAGGAACAAGTAATTGTAAGCCCTGCACAGCAGGCAGTTAATACGGCTTTATCAACAGCCACAGCAGAAGTTCAGCAGGCAATAGACTCAACTACAACAGCAGCAACAGAAATAGTTCAGGCACAAACCGAATATTCACAAGCCCAGTCTGTAACTACAGAGATAGCATCAAAAATATCTTTAGCTAATGCAGAAATAAATAATGTGCAGTCTGCTATTAATACTGTTAGCAGTGTTGACCTATCTGCTACACCAATAGATCAAAGTTCTCAGGTAGTTCAAGATGCAAAAGCTACAGTAACTACTGCAACTAACGCTATAAATAATATAGCAACACAAATAACTCAGGCTCAGACAGCAATATCTGAAGCCGTTGCAGCAAAAACAGACGCATCTACAGCACAAGCAACTGCACAAACCGAATTAACTCAAGCAAACCTTGCTATTGATGCTGCCCAAACAGCAGTCAACAATTTACAAGCCACTATTGGAACTAGCACAAATGTTTTGGCTGGCGTAGACGATGCTGGTGTTCAAATGAATCTTCCATTCGGAATGCAAATGGGTGGAACTGTTTACAACAATGTATTCGTTGGATCAAATGCAACAATAACATTTGGAACAAATGAAGGATGGGTTTATCATACAACTCCAGGAGCACCTTCAGTATCTAT